GCTGATTGAGTATAGTTGACATTAGCTGCAGTGGACTCAGTCACTAGTTCAAGTCCTTTAGGACTTCCAATACCGCCCACCCAAGCGTTGGTAGTTGTATCAAATATACTAGAAGCAAATTCGATCCATCCATCTGGAGCGTCAGTATGCATATTGAACCTAACGTTAGTGTCCTCATTAGTAGTAGCAGGAGTTGCAACATTACCTTGTGAGCTAGCACCATACGATGGTGAATTAACCCAGTGAGTTAACCAGTTAGCATCAAATTCTGGTTCACCAGAGTAGTGCATAACTGTTGAGTTAGTAAGTTCAGGATATGCAGAAGCAAAAGTTCTTTGAACATTTCTAAATGGCGTAGACTCAAACATCGCAAAGATGTCGGGAATTACCGTTGGTAACGCCGAAAGTCTAGCTTCACCTTCAAGTGAATTAACAAAAGGAAAAGCCATGTTCTTCATTAATGGGGAACCAGGAGCGTGTGATTGCTTATAGTTACCGTAGAAGTGAAACATGAACTCATTTAATTTAGGATCAATTGGCATGCCGTTAAGCATTTGTCCTAATATACCAATCTGATTAAGATCTTGAACACTAAGCTGTTGGTATAATCTAATCATACCTTCGTTTCTATTACGTTCCATTCTAAAGTGGGAAATAATAGATGCGTATGTATAGTATACCGCTAAAGCGTAAGAGACTATTCTAACGAAGTTAGTTAAGTTTTCGACAGTTGGAATAGTTGATGTAAAACTATTCGGTTTAATTCGAGCGTTTAAACTATTAACGTAAGCTGAAACATAAGCGGTTTGTATAAAATTTGTGACTGATGAAGAGGTCTGCCACTTTACACTACTAGGCTCAGGCCAAACATTGATAGACTTCAATAGTAAAGGTGAAGTTGAGTCCCTACCGTCTAAGAAATACTTAGGTCGGTAAAGCGGAACAGTATCCGTTTTGAAATTTGAGTTTACAGGTTTTAAGTTTAAGCTTAAACCTGTAGAGTTATAGTTAGAACCTCCAGCGTAGTTAGAGCTACTAGTTCCACCATCTCCTCCATCACCAACATTAGTGATACCTTCTCCAGGTGGGACAGGTGGTGCACCTCTTGTTGCACTAGCTACCTTTTGACGTAAAGTAGCAGCCTGGTCTTTTAACATCTTCTGACCAGATGCAAGTATTGAATCGATTGATTCACTAGCTGTAGTTTCAACTAATTTTGATAAACCAGTTATAAACTGATTACCTAAAGGAGCAAGCATAGGAGGGTTTATTGGAAACGCAGCACCAAGCTTTTCCTTATTCTTCTCTAGATCTTCGATAGTTTCTAAATAAACTTCGAATTTGACATTCTCGTCTAGAACACCACTATCAATTAGTTGGTGGTATCTAAGTAACGATTTCCAGTCAGGATCTACAGGATAGTCGTAAACCTTTTCTTCTTCTTCTGACATTAAGAGTACTATAGTTAGGTTGACTTGGACAAGATTCAGAAAATTTACCCTTGAATCTAGGGTCTTCGGAGAATTGCTTATCGAGTTCCGAAAGTTGTAC